CTAGGTGCTGCAATAGGTGTAGATTGGTGTAGGTACCTTGAGATCATGAGGCCTATTAAGACTACAAATATAAATGTTATTATACATGAGTAAACCTTATGGTTCGCTATGTATTCCTTTAGGTTACTAAACATTAACTTTTCACTTCCTTTCAGGTTATAGAGTTAGTATATAAATAATAATAATTATAATAGTGAGGTATCCTGTAGGTTCTCTTGAGGGTGTCCTGTAGGAGGATACACTTTAGGAACCTTACAGGCCTCTACTTTAGGTGGTTCGAGGTAGCCTTTAGGATAGCCTTTAGGATAGCCTTTAGGAAGGGCTACTACTTAAGGAAACCTTTACTTCCATTAACTATTCCTTAAGGTACCTAAAAGGTATACTTTAATATATTAATCCTATTATAAATAATAGTCTTAACATACCTTAAGTACACTTTAGGTACCTTAAGGAACTCTTGATGTCTATATCCTACTTTTCCTGTAGGAATAAGACAATTGGGTCCCCCTACGAAACACTACAAGACCGTATAGCAAGCTCCCCCTGACCTGCGTATCTTGTAGCATCTACCTAAAGTATTTTAAAGTGATAAGCTATGCGTATACATAAGGTGCCTTCAGGGGTGCGAATTGTCGCGTATATGACCTGCAAGACACTGACTGCTTATCTACCTTTAGGATTTTCTTTTATTTACAATTAGAATCCATATTTTACCAGTAGTTATTTCTTTTATAACTATAATAATAATACTTCTCTGTTCTTTGTGAGTTACAATTAGAATCCATATTTTACCAGTAGTTATGTCTTCCGATACCCTCAAGGATATTCCCTAGGATACCATATCTCTTCTCTTTTTTTAGTGGCTTTTCTACTTCTTCAATGTATAATACTCCCCGGTCAGGGTCTAACCATTTCTCAAGGTCTTCTTCTAACCGTTCATTATCTACTGCATTCTGATCTACAGACAGCGTATCACTCCAGTGACGAACTGCTTCGGCAACTACTTCAACTCTATCATCGTGTCCAAGCGCTCCACGTTCGCCGCAGAGCCGTGTAATCTGATAGACAAGGGAGTAATTAGACTCCTTCTCGTAAACCTTGTAGTCCTGCTGTAACACGCTCTCATTGACTATCAATCGGTGCCGTGCAAAGACTGGTTCAAGGATATCAATAATTCTCTTTTCCTTTTGGCCTACTGCACGATCTCCCTCTTCGACAGCACAAGGATAATACTGTAGGAATATAGGTGTAATTAACTTCGTAAACATCCCATCCCCAAAGTTAGGTTCAATCTTGACTATATTACATTTCCAAAACTTAGCCTTGAGTACAAGTTCCTTTAAGGTGTTATCAGAGTATCCTTCTCGATACCCTCCAACTTCCATAAGGAAAATATAGCCGTTAAGAAATTTAGTGATTGCGAATGCAGTCTCATCCTTCAAATACGATAAGTACACAACCACCCTTTATGGTTCTTCCGGGTTCCTTTAGCAACCTTACGCAAGTTCTGAGGTGTTAAGTTATTTTCTTTACAGAATCTTGTGAATACCTCAGGATTGTAAATGGTTCCTTCAGGGGATATTAAAGTGTATCTTTCACCCATACCAGCATTATGAGGAATATGCCCTTTAGAAAATTTAGTTTGTTGACAATCAGCACAAATTGTTCCTGTCTTCCTATTAGGTAAGTATTTACCACATTGAGGACACACAACTGTAAAAGCGTCTCCACCTGCTCTAACATTCCACCCCTCATGCATAGAAGGTCTTAGTATATATTCTACATTTAGAGCATACTCTTTATAACCTCTAGTAACCTCCACAATTTCTACAGCTTCTCTTCCTAAGTTACGCAAGATGGTTCCTACAGGTCTCTTACTATTGAAGTGCTGTCCTAATCTATAGGGGAGGCTCCTTCGTGTTATACCTATATAGCCCTCACGTAAATCAGTGTTACCTTTGATTCTAATGTGATAAACTTTATACAATCTTGTCTGTGCTTTAAAACTTGTTATCATTGTAAATAATCTCCTTTATTAGTTATTAGGTTCGTTAGGCCTATCTCTCTACTTTCATAGAGTATCAGACTATATCTTCGTTATCGCTCCTCTTCCACTCAACTAGAGTGTACTAATAGTCGTTGCACTTTACTCTTCCGAGTCTTAGATCAGGATTGCCTCTACGGTTTCCCTGAGTTCAAAGCGTTTATTTAGTGTCGAGGCAAGTTGAAACTGACCACGACCTGAGGGATCAATAAACATCATGGAACCATCATACTTCTGAGTCTCAGGCGATCTCCACAAGGGGCCATAGAAGTAATCTCCACGCAGTGCTGTGCAAGGTGTGTCATTAAGGCGCTGTGGAGTCCCTGAAGCCCATGACCATTTAACACTAGTTTCATCCATATCTAAGTTAGTCACAATTAAGTCTGATACCCTCAGCGGATACTTCTGTGCATCACTTAGATTAGTGTTTAGCATGAACTGCAATGCAAACCCTGCCTTACCATAAGCAAGCCGTCTGAGAGCAACCTCGGCCGCAGAGAAGCGTTTAGGGTCTGTAGGTAAACCAGCCCACTTCCCGGGGTCTGAATCATAACGTTGTGCTAGTAACTTACCTAACTTCTCACCATAGAAACTTCTTTCTTCAATATTTGCCGGATAATATACAGGATATACTACAGTTGAATAACCACGTTCCGTTAGCTTTGGATAAAGACTATCCTCACACTGTGGAGTTCCTAGATAAATTATTCTGCCGCCCGGTTTAAGTATTGCGTCAAACTCTCGTACCAATTCAGCAATCTTGTCACGTTGTATCTGAGTAGCACTATTATTGGCTACCTCAACATCATCCGCGATCAGGATATCTGCACGTGTACCAGTAAGCTGGCCTGTAATACCTACAGACTTTACACTAGGCGATATATCAGCGATTGCACCATGTACATCAAACAAATCATTTGTATCTCTCAAACCATTTCGTCTGTCTGCATCTGTGAGTCTTAATATATCTAAGAAAGGAATGATCTGAATTATCTTTTTAATAAAGGCACTGTTCAGGCTGGCCTTGCCTCCACTTGCGGAAACCATTTCAATTTTCCATAAAGGGTGCCTCCATAATACCCATACGCAATATGCGCACGTAATAAAGCTTTTAGCTACACCTCGAAACCCCTCAAGGATAAGACGCTGTACAGTTTCGTTTGAAATATCCTTAGCCATCTCTCGTTGAATCTCTGTAGGCTCCGGTAACTGTATTTCCTTCCACACAATATACACAAAACTAGGAAAATCGTTGTAGGCCTTCTCTCGTGCCTTCTGTGACCATAACATACTCTTTGCTACCTCTTATATCTCCAATGAAAATTAAGGCCTTTAGAACGAATCCTAAAGGCCTTCTTTTAATTCATTTGCATAAAATCAGGAATTTCTTCTTCACGCACCTTAACTTCTACCTTTTTGACTTCTTCAGGCTGTGTAAGCAATGCATTGTCATTCATAAACTTTCGTACCACTGACAAGAAAGCAGGTTTAGTCCGCATATCCTCATCATTCAATCCTTCAAGTAAAGCCTTAACTTCTAATTCACTAAGTTGGTCAAGTATAGCTTTATTAATATTCAACATCAGTTCTCATCCTTTCCATAAAGTTCTACTAGTCGCATGTGACAGCCAGCCTTATAATTTTCTAAGGTATCCCCAAAGTATGCACCACTAGGACTATTCTTCAGGGCCTCTAAATACTCATCGAGCGTTTTGGCATCTTGAATATTTGAATCTGTAAAATACCTAAGGTACCTTCCGAAGTAGTCTGCATAGTCTTCATATGAAGCAAAGATTTTATAATAATAGTTGCCATCCGGCTGGTGATTCTCTTCACCGTTTGACTCTTCCTGCGTCAATCCTCCACTATTGCAATTTTCTCTAAACAACTGAGAACTCCATCCAGCAGATTCATGTTTCCACTGAGCAACTAACCAACCTGCATTTATATTAGTTAGACCTACAGAAGCGGCACTATCAGCCGCCCTATATGCTAAATCCTTCATAGTCTCGTCAGTATCCGCAGGGGATAGCACTTCAATATCAGAATATATCACTCAGAATCATCCCATCTCGCTTCATAACTTCTTGTGTCAACGTGTACAAAGTAAGAATTGAAATAGCGACCTACTCCATTAAAGCCAATTCCTTCAGCGACCTCAGCGAGTTCCTCAACGGTCATATCATCAGGAACCTCTACATCTGCCGCAAGTCCTAGTACATGCTGACTATCAGGAACTCCACCTACCTCAGCGTTATGAGCCGGGCATCTGTAGGCACATGATAATGTTAAAGGTTCACCTACAGCCCCCCTCAAGTTATCCAATCGTTCCATAAGTTCTGCGTTCATGCCACCTTCAGGTAACTGACCACAACATTTGCATCTCAATTCATCATCTGTAAAATATTTACTTCCCATATTTATCAATCCTCTCCTCTGCCTTTAGGTACACCGGGCGACGAACCTTTAGGGCTATTAAGTAAACTATCTGTACCATGAGTAAAACCTAAATAGGCACCTACTGTAGCTATTGTAGACCTCATTTCAGGTAGATCAAAACGAAGGCCTTTAAGTCCGTTAAGTATCCATGCAATTACATAAAGGATACACAGACATATAAGGATACCTTTAGGATTTACCTTCTTTATCAACTCTGTTATTCTTTGCATCTTTTCCCTTCTTCCTACCTTTGTACAACTTGTGAACTAATACAGTGATTTGTAAGATCATATAAATTATAGTTACAATGTACATCCAGTCACTTAAGGTAAACCCAAGGTAGGTCGCAGAACTAACTGCAACCACAGGTGATACCTTTAGGGCCTCATTTTGAAGATGATCTTCCATAAGGTCAACTCCATTCTCCTTTAATACTTAATCTGAGGTATTAATCCCACGTTCTTCATACGTGTTTCCATGCCACCCACAGCATTAATGGATACTGTATGTACATGAGCACCAGATGTAGAAACTGTTCCTGTCAAATACCTATCACCTTTGGAGTTGTTTGCTGGGCCTGGCTGTCCGCCACTCGTGCCAGTAGCATATTGGAATGTGTGATTATGACTTCCGGCGCTTGTTGCTGTACCTGTATGAGTATGACTTGCCGTGCTATCCCCCTGATAACTACCTGCTATTCTATTGGTACCATCAACATCAAGCCCCTTTTGTTCATCTAAGCCTCGAATAACCGTTCCTCGTAGGTCCGGCACCCTAAATGTAGTACTACCATCACCCGATGAATACGTACCTAAATAAGTAGGCCATGAGGCTTCTGAAACTGCTAAGTTGCTATTAGAAACCATAGTCCATAATCGAGGATAGTCCGCTCTATTAAGTACAGCACCATTAGCCTTTACTTGCCCTGCACGAACAAACTGTAGGTATTCAATATTACCCACAGGACGGCTATTTCGCACATCATCTACATACCATTTAGCTGTTCCATCAGCTATGAGGGCACCTATTGTTGTTCCCCACGTTGGTTCTGTACTGGCTGTTGTCCCAGCGACTGCGCATTCTAAACGTCCCCACGAAGGTAAGGAACCACTGTAAGCAATCTGTCCAACCACAACTGCTGTATTCGTTAAATACACATTAGAAACCGCCAAGCTGCCTGCATACCCTGCGGCAATAAGTTCACTCGCTTTAGCATTCGTTTCAGACACCTTAGAGTTAGTTTCACTAGTCTTAGCATTATTCTCTGAGGTTTTAGAATTTGTTTCACTAGTCTTAGCATTATTCTCTGATACAAGGGCATTGTCAGCATATTGCCTGCATAGTTCTGCATTCTCAGCGGCATCCGTCTGTACTGCATCATTCATTTCTTCCTGAATGTGTAAGAGTTGAGTTTCCTGAAGGCTTAAATCCTTTGCCAAGAGTACCGACCCATCATTCCATGTAACTAAAGGGTCCGTGGAGGTTGTCCTTTTAATAATTACAAGTTGTCCTAATGGTGGTGCAACTGTAAAGGTAAGTTCTTCTGTAGCATCCACTGTATAATCAGTTCCATAAACATTATCTACTCCATTAACTGAAGCCTTGATAAAAGTTTTACGCAAGAAAGGAAGTGCAAAGTTAAAAACAGTCTGCACTCCATTACCTGTAAAGGTTCTGATCGTATTATAACTTTTTATTGCCAATATTACGACCTCCTACTATTCTCTATTTTGTGTAATCTTAACTGGTTTTCCTGAATGTCTCTTAAGTAAATCCTGAATAGCCAACATTACAGGATAATTACGTAATGGCATATTGTTCATTATATTCTGAAGGTCTTCCTGATCGGTTCTGACTCCACGCATTCCTACAGTTTGCCCTACAACCCTCCCGGCTCCTATGGCTCCCTTTATAATATCATTGAGTGTTGCTAAACCCGGTACCTGTTCAACATATCTACCTACCTTTTCTTCCGTGGTCTTTTCTCTCTTGTTCTTATTAAGATTGAGTTGAGGATTGGTAGACATTCTGAATGTACCATTATCAGTGTATGCTTCGTAAATATCTGTACCAAACGATACAGCCGCCATTGCGGTACTCCTCAACAAAGCCGCAAGGCCTATTTGTTTCCACGTTAAGTTGTCGTGCAGGTACTTTTTACGCTTTCCTTCATCTGTGATAGCTAAAGACTTAGCACCTGTTACACCTGCATAGACTATAGCATTGGTTCCCATAGAATACAACAAGGCAAGTGTTGAGTCTAACTCCCTGTGTGTAAAGGCTCTTGCAACCTGACTATTCATAACACGGAAGGTAAAATCCTTAAACTGAAACAAGAATTTCTTTAAAGGTGTTCCATTAGCAAGCATCGAGGTATTTCCTAGTGTTATTTGAGTGACAGACCTCATACCTGCATTGTCGATAAGGTTCCTATACTGCATAAAGGTGTCAGGGCTTTTCTTCATCCAGCCTTGCATATCAAAGTCTTTACCTTGTGAATATTTATTAATATCATCTTTTAATGCAGTCACATCTTTTATACCAGCGGCCTTAAGTTTGACCTCAGAGAAAGGACTCCTTAATAATGAGCCTACGTCTTCCCCTCTAGCCCACCGTATACTATCCGTTATGGCATCTTTACGTGCTCCCCTTACCATTATATCAGTAAGCCTTGAAAGTTGGCTCACAGCGGACGTTAGGCGGCCTGTAAAGTGTGCCGCATTCTGTAGCTTATCCATTCCCCACGCAAATTTAGAAGCACCTTCTGAAGCCTCTACCCAATTACGAGTGCGCCAATCAGTTCTAAACATTTCCTTTTCCATAGACTCACCGAAGAGGTCACGTTCTGCATTCTTTACAAGATCAGCACCACCTTTCCTTCCTATAGCCGCTTCACGAATCCAATTAGCAAGCCCCGGGCAGAAGTTAAGTATAGACTTGAGTCCACTTTCTGCAATCATCCCCCCAGCTTCTCCTAATTGTGAAGCGCCAAACATTGAACCATTCTTAGCGTATGAGATAGAACGCAACGTATCAGCCAGTAAGGCCGTTGTCGAGCCTACATCTTTGAATCTACGTAGACCTCTAATGCCATCAAGTGTAAAGTTTAATGCTTCTAATTGTCTAATCTTTGTGCTTTTGTCCATCCGTTTATAAGCAACTGCGTGGTCTAAAGCGGACTCTGCCCTAGCCTTGAAATCCTTAAGTTCAGCCATATCTGCGAAGGTGTTATGCAAGGAAAGTTCACCACTGACTCTTTCAACTGTAGAAGGTAAAATTCTGTCTAGGTTAGTTGAGCGCAAAGACTTATCAAAGGAGAACTCTTCTCCCCAAGGTGTCCGTACGACTCCTGAAGTATCTAAAGGGAATCTATTATGCAAGAATCCTTCAGCACCTAATTTATCCGCTTGCTGTCCTTTACGTACCACAAGATTGCTAAGGTTCTGATCTGCTATACCTAAAGACCACTCATCAGCATTTTGCTTAACACGCTCCTCTACCATCTCAGGGGTAATTTCCTTAGCGCCTAAGTCTTCCACAAGGGAACCCTGAAGAGGACCCTTTGCACGTGATAGTTCAGCAGACTGTTTTGCTTCTATTTTCATACCATGTAATATTGAGTCTCGCTTTGCATACTTAACATAGTAGTCTTTGTAGAAGTCTCGTCCAACTTCCTGTGCAGTCTTATCTCCACTAGCTTCAAATTTATTAGCCATATTGTACCACTTATCATCATCGACTCTGCGCCACAACTCATCATCAAGCGGCTCCCACTCTTTAGGTAGCATATTATTTCCCGGCTTACCAAACATATCACCGGAACGCTTTGCAAAGTCAATCTGCATATCTCGTAACTTCTTAATAGACTCCACTGCTTGCAATACAGCTGGGTCAAACTTATCTGTAAGACCTCCGGCTCTCATTCCACCATACTTCTGATTATAGGCCTCTGTAACGGCTACATTAAAATCTTGATACCGCTCAGGACTTACAACACCTGATTTACCGATATACTCTCCACGAGTTCGAATAAAATCATTTACGTGCTGTGTTTGTTGACCTTTTAAGAAGTCCTTCTGCTTCTCTGTAGATAATATTTGAGTTGCCGCCCTCTTGTCACGCATACGAGCATCATCAAGGGTATTCAAGGCAAACTCTCTAAGGATAGGTACATCACTATTTGCTAATACTCCATAGGGTGTTTGGTAAACTCCACCTGCTTCAACTTGCTTACTCAGCCAGCCTCGACCATCACTAAAGGAATCTACAATACCATTTAGATTATTAGGATTCATCATATTAGAACTTGAGTACTTCAGGTTTCCCATAATAACTGAACCATCCGGTAACGTTTGGTACCCTCTACGCTGATCTATAGCGTCCTGAAGGCTCCTGTGCGCAAAGTCTTTCATCTCATCTGCATTCATCAGGTCTGCTCCACGCGCCTTATTAAATACATAATTGGCTTGTTTTAATATTGGATTTGTTGTCTTATCAGCATTCTGCTCAATGTAGTGTCCTAATACTTCTTCCCATCCTCCACCTGACGTTGTAGAGCGCCTAATAGCATCTAACCATTCTGAGTTTGGCTTCTTCATCTTTGCCTCAACGGACTTTTGTAGACGAGATACTGCATCCGGGTCACTTTGTGCTAAGCGTTGAAGACCACCATGTACACCTGCTTCGTGTGCTAAAAGGTTATCAATATTTGTATCGGGTGTTAAGGCATCTCTATTTAGGATTGTAGAACCATCTTGAGGATTGTAAAAAGCTTTAACGGCTGACATTTCCTTAGGAGACTTCCCTGTATAGGCCGCCAGTCGTTCCATATCATAACCGCTTACAACCTTTAAGGCTCCACTCTCAGCCAGCTTGTTAGCCCCTTCATGATTCAATGAGGCCAATAATGCAGGGCTGTGGTATTGGTCAATGAGTTTATTTATAGGTGCCAATTCGGAAGGTGCAGGTAAACCCATAGTTTTTGCTATTGGGCCATCTACTCCACCTTCTAAGATTGACTTCATTCTTATGCCTTCTGCCCTGCGACCTAAAGTATCCCCTATGGCAGACAAGGCTCCTCCGAAGAGGGCACCTGTGAGCGCTAAGGTTTCATAATCTTGTTTATATCCTCCCATTTCCTGAGAGATTGCACCTGAGCCAACATTATAGCCAGCACCAAGAGCCGCGGCTGTAGCATACTTTCCAATAGTCTCAGGCCACGCCATACGTACTGCATCACTGCCTAAAGTCTTAACTGCATTATCTGCAAATAAACTTATATCACCTGTAGCAAACTTCATAACTTCTGATAGAGCACCTTTACCACCTTTAGCAATTGCTCCGGCTCCTACATATGTTAAAGGGTCAGAGACAATACCTCCAGCGAAATTTGAGGCAACCCCAGCGGCCTTCGCCGACCACGCGCCTTGAAACTTTGCCATTCTTCGATCTCGTTCAGCTTCGGCTTGCTTTTGTGCTATAAGATTGTTTAAGTCCTTCTCACTTCCAGCATTCAATAGACACCACTTAGCCGCATTAGCATCTAAAGGAAGAGCCGCCTGAGTACGATCTATAACATCTTGATCTATATTCAGAGGAGGTTCACCTACACTATCAAACTTCTGCATCAATCTATTTATTGTAGAGCCTACTACACCTTCAGACCAACCCTTCTTAAACTCATCCTCCATGTACCCTAAGGTATCCGGGGGTGTTGGCGCTGTGGTTTCATTACCGGGAGTTGTTCCGAATGAGTTAGTGTTAGTATTTCCCCATAACTCACTACCTGACGAACCTGCTAGATTAGCTTGTCTACCTGCCACGGCCTCTTGAGATTGGTCAGCAGGGCGCTCAAATTCCTTCATAAACATTTCTGTGGCATCTTGTGGTGAAGAGTCCCCCATTCGTGCCAGTAAGTCAGGGTCAATTTCACTCGCCAAGAAGTCTATCTGAGTGTCTCTATCATCAACGGAACCTCCAGTACTGTCCGCAAAGTCCTTGAGGGCTTCTTTACGACTCGGCGAAGTCCACTGAGCAAGCCCATAACCGCCCTCTTCGTCAAGGCCGCCTCCTGTATGATCTTCATGTACTGTGGGGTCAAATGAAGCATTTTCTGATTGTAAATTTGCTAATGTTGCATCTACCTGAGTACTATTCCAGCCATGCTTCTGTGCCAGTCTTTGGGCTATATAAGAACGATTATCCATTATTAATTTATCTCTCCTTTATTTAAAGAAACTTTCTATAGTATCTACCGCCTTTCCTGCTTCATCCTTGACAGCCTTTACAGCTGAACCAAATGGACTATATGAATCCATTCCTTCAATAGGTGGCGCATCTGCTCCCCCATCGTAATTACCATCATAGTGATAAGGTGTTCCTGCTGTAGCGTCTTCGGATTGAGTTTCAGCGGCCTTCTGTGCGGCTATCTCTGCTTCTGATAATTGAGGCTGACTATCTGCGACATCACTTGTTGCCTGATTCTGCCAATCTAAAATTTGACCTCCTGAGTATCCTATATCATTCATATTATAACTTTTGAATTGATTAGGGCCACCAAAGGTTATTGCTTTTGAACGTGGGTCGTACTCAATAGTAACACTTTCTCTAGCCATACCGGAAGACTTAAGGAAATCATCTAAGTAATAATCTAATACTTGCTTACCTACAGATGCCTTATCATCGTTTGATGTAGGAATATCGTTAAACATGTTGTTTGGTATCAGAGTTGTTTCATACACGCTATGAGTTTTACTTAAGGCATCAATAGCATTCGACCGTGCTGCGTCCATGGATTGACCTGAAGCCATTAAGACTAACATTTGATCTTCCATAAGTTTTGCCGCATAACGATTATTAGAAGCGAAGTCTCCTAAGTCTCCTGAGTTTCCATTAAGGTCATTAAAACCTGAAGGTGGATTGTCAGTAAGTTCTTTTGTGATTGCAGTATTGGTAGCAGATACGAACTTAGGGTCTTGCAGGTTTGCCCGGCCTTGTGCATACATGGATAGACCTCTTGCATAGTCTCCCCCTGAACCATCTGCCAAGGCTTGAATCATAGCAGTCTTGAGTGTTAATTGTTCACCAAAAGCCTTTTGGAACCCATCAGGGTCTACTCGATACATCTTAAGTGTACTGAGGGTTTGACCATTGACATCTACCCAGCCTTGAGGGTCAGTTTCAAGTTGCTTAACTGTTACTCCGTCTATGGCTGTTGTAAATTGATTCTCAACTGCTTTCCTAAAGTCCGTGAATGGTGGGAAGGATAATAAATGTAAAGCCTGAACTCCCTTCTCATCGTCTGTTAAATCATCTCTCCCCTGTATTGCAGAGAGTTCACTAGAGGCCGCATTATTCAAAGTAGCTGAATCATATGCTAACTTCTTCGTTACAAGATTACCGTTTTCGTCCATCTCACTAATAGTAATTGGAGGGAGACCACCGGGAGAACTTGCCACCACGCGGCCTCCAGCATCTTTAAGGTTATTAGACTTCCACGCTTCAATCTGTTGCCTAATGTTACTTGCCATTTGTGACTGAGCGGCTGAGTTGGCTTGTGCCTTGAGGGCGGCTTTAGCTTTAATCTTTTGCTGTTCATCATAATAAGTATAAGCAGAGTGTCGATATTTAAGCATAGACTCATACTGCTGTGGGTCTGTTGCTTGCAAATTGGCAAAGTATTCATTCTGCTGAGCATGATTCATTTTCTGTAACTTCTCAAGATCAGACTGAACTCTTTCCCCAAAAATGTTAGCAGTACGTTGAGCCGCCATCTGCTTAATTGGATTCATATCAATTACATCTTTTGCATGAATAGCATCTCCAGTATCATTCGTTCCTACTTGTACATCTCCTAAGGCATCAAGATAACGAGCCTCACCGGAACCTTTGGCAATATCAATAGCGGACTGCTGTAATAATTCTACACGATCTGCTGGACTCATCCATGAAATACGTGCTTTATCCATTATTCCTTGCATCTGCGTTGTAAAGTCTGTAGGTTCTAAGGACGTTGCTGTGCTGACCAAACTTGCTAACGAACCTTGAGTGGCTCCCTTTTGGATAGCCTTCAATTCCGTTGCGTGTTCTGTACGCTGTTGAGAAGCTACCATTAATTCTTGTGCTGGCTGTTTCTCATTGAAGCCTACATTGAAAGCATTGACGTTCGTGGAGGTAGCCGTAAGATCAGAATGTCTCGTATTCATAAAATCGTTATCACGAGTCAATTCTTCCTGAGCAGTCTTTACTTTTGGCTGGGTGGCTCTCCACGTATTGTATTCATCATTACTATTTGCCGCAAGGAATTGTCCACGCATCTTTTCAATAGTAGCAATTGCATAGGGATTGTCCTGAAGTTGTGCGTCCGGATTGTGTGTGCCTATCATATCAATAGCATTCAGCTTTGCAATATCATCGGGTGTCTTACCATTAATAATCTGCTCAGCCTCATAGACTCCTACCTTTTCGTTCCGGGCCTCTTGCTTCTGAAGGCTATCCGCTAAGGCACTCGCTCCAACACCTAAGGCCTGTGCTAACTGACTGCCACCTCCACTATCCTGAGGGGTAAAGCTAGGAGAAGTTAACTGCTTCTGATAGGTGCCTGTAGTGGTGCCTGTAGTGGATAAGGCGGTCTGTAATGCCTGTGTTCCCTGTTGTGCCATTTATATTACTCCTCCTTATTTTGGTGTTATAGTAGCACCTGAACCTTTCCATAAATAATTATCCCAACTGAACCCCACACCTTTTGTTGTAGCGTCTGCTTGTGCCGTTTGTCCACTTTGATATACATTATAGGCTGTTGTAGTGGCTCCCAGCACAAGGGCAGTCGTTGAAGGTTTCTTAATTGAACTTAAGTAACTTGTAGTGCTTAGTGCTGTAGATTCTTTGTTTAGATCAATTTCCCCACTTTTCTGCTGATAATTGTTCTTTATCTGTGAGGCGCTTCTCTCGCTATCCCCTTGAGTATTCCTTTCAAGAAGTCTAGCGGTATTACCCTTCATAGTTTCCCCAAGGGCAGTCTTCACAGCGCCTACCTGCTGGTTCTGTTTAATAGCAACATTGGTCAATTGATTAACTGTGCTATCAAAAGCATCTTGTCTTTCTATTTCATAGTCCTGAAACTTCATATCTTGCGCTTGAGTAGCCGCCTTCGCTTTTGAGTTTGCCGCGTCCATCTGACTATTATAATCCATTACCTTCGATATAATACCCAGCCCACCTGCAACCGCCATCCCCATTAATTCCGACCTCCCATCTCTATATGATTACCCCTCCAGCCATAACCTATTAGGCTTAACTGGCTAGGTGTAGTGCTTGTTACTTGTATTGCTACGTCTCTTGAATCCCCTTGTACAGGGATATTAAAGGTACCTGATGCATACGGAAGGGAACCTAACTTATTATCATTGTTTCCAAGAATACGTGAAGGCATTCTATAGGAAAAGTTTTTCTTACCTTTATTCATTACGATAGCATCAAAGCCCCCTGAGTCTTCATAGTTTATCCACGCACCACGTACCTGAAGTGTACCTGAAGTATCAGCCTTTATGCCTCCCTTGCCATCATCTCCCTTTATCATAATCTGACTGAAGGTAACTGAGAAGTTTATTAATTCACCTACTATAATCTGTTCCCCTTCACGATTGCCATTAAGCACAATAGCATCATCCTCCATGGTAATTAACTTCTCCGTAAAGAAGCCATCAAGGCATACAATTCCGTAATGATATCCACTGACTGTACATTCGTAGGCTGTGTTAATGTGAATAGTAGTAGTGTTCAAGTTAACATCATAGGTTCCCGAAGGGATAGTGTAGACAGCCTTTCTATCTAGGAATACCTGATAAGGCTCAATCTCAAAATCCTTAGTGTTAACTGTAAAGGTCATTTCTTCAATATAAAGACAGCCGCCTCTCCGCGTGATGAGACTCAATTTACTTCCAAAGAATCCAGCACTTACAATCTCCGCTGAGCCAAAATCCCAATAAGACCATGATGCCTGAACTCTTTGTTCTTGTGACCAAAAGTATTTATAAACGTAGATTCGATGAGAGTTACCTGAGGATAATACCAAAAGGATATTCTCTGAGGTTTCTCCTAGTATCTTGTAGGCTACGTTTGGTATAAGATTAGGTACGTGTCCTGATATGTCTGTAGCGTCCTTAACGGCAGTCACATCCTCAACTATATAGTATTCCATGATAGACGTATTCAATGCACGTTGATTCGTGAAGTATACCCTGCGGCCTACCGCTAAAGGTTTGCAAGTAGTCATATTATCAAACTTAGTTGTCCTGTCGATACGAAAGGTTTTAGGACTGAATACTGAGTCTGAGTGACCTACAAACTGAGCCTTAGCACTAAACAATAATAATTCTTCATTAAATACAACTGCATGATACAAAATAGCAACTGACTCATCAGGTACCGCTTGATCTATCATATCGGAATCCAATACGGAAGTTGCAGTATCCATCCAAAACTGAAAGAATCCTCCAGCTTTACTCAAAATGCAATTTTCGCCAGCAAGGACTCCTAAGCGGTTTCTTACAAAGAATACATCATTTATAGTTGTTCCCACAAAAGAGGCTATAGGGCAAGAATCATCATCCCCAACGAGCCTTTTCGCCCAATCAGCAACCTTAAACGTAAAGGTGTAATCAGCATTTCTGACTAATACGTGAGGCATCGTTGAGGGATTGTAAGCACTTAATAGACCCGGTCTTGCACACTCTTCCCAGCAGTTAGTTGTTCCATTGAACCTTACATAATAATCATCTGTGTTAGACTCATTACTTCCCTTAACGAGCACTGTATATCCATTAGGTGCATACCGGGGCAGATCAGTAAACTTCTGTGTAGCCTGAATGAAGCCTAGCATTGCCGTATTGTTAAAACCATCAGAGGTCTTAAGGCTGGAGGTGGTTTGTGTAATGTGAATATAAGACTCTCCTACAGTGTGCGGCACTCCATTTGATATGAGATTTTTGGATAAGTTATTAGCAATCTCCTGAGTTGATATAGCATTTACATCTGTAGCTACTGAGCCATTAGGTGTAATGTAGGAGGCTACCAGTCTATCATTAAGGGTAATTGTATACGTTCTACCATATTCACCTAACTTAACATTGATAAGGCAACCTTGCGTATCCCATTGATTACTAGTCACTTCATTAGACATTGTTACCACACGATCAGAGTTAGCTATAAAAGTGTAGTCTGCAATCGTTACGGCCTTTATGGCTTCACGAGGTTTCGCTGTTTGCAAGTACTCGCCAGCACCATTTTCATAATTTACTGTGTGTCGTGTACCTTCTGAGTCTATAACAATAACATCATTCCCGGTAAAAATCATATGATACTTTTCAAATTGATCTCGTTCTACTGTGTGTATCATTGCCTTAATATCAGGAGAAACTAAGCCTTCAGGTAACTTTCCTATATGCCTAGTGGGCGGCCTCTTCTGCAATCCCTGAGGGCCATTCGACATACCATTTATCTGCTCAGCAAGTTGCTCAGGATACCTTAAGCGCTCCGGCTGTTGAGAAATTCCTGACACTAAATTTTTTACATCTTGCCTAGTTGCTGTCATTTTAAGGCCTCCTGATTTTCTGCATATCTTCATCATTCCAAATATTGAAGGTATCCGTATTCGATGAGCATTCATAGTCCTGTATCGCCGCCCATGCATCTCTACGTTCCAACTCAAGCGCTTGAGACAAACTCTGATCTCCTAAGAATTTCATTTGAAACATTTCACCTGTCCGCGCTACAATGTACGTTTGCATAACCTCAGGTAACTCTTCTAAGTCCATGAGGAGAATCATTTGCACCGTGATGGAATTGTTAAAGGTGAATGTCTGATCTGTTAAGTTATACAAGTAGGCACCTTTATGAATAAATACCTTATCGCCTACAGTATCCACTACGCTAAGGAAACGTGTCGACCATGATATTCGATGAGTATTCGTATCAGCGTTAAGTGTATATGAGTCTATTATATTGAATGACCAACCTTTAGACTGCTCTTTCCTTGAGATATACTCCAGTTCCTTTATGGCATTGATAACGTTTACATTTGTAGGACTCTCGAGTGTATCTACAGGACTATCTCCTATAGAACCTAGAACCCTGTTTACGGCATCTAAATTTGTTGCTGTAGTATCCAGCATAGTCTTACCTCCTCTACTACTCTAATTAAGAAAAAAAAAAGGCACAAGGCACCTTTACGGTATCCTCATGCCTTTTTGGGTAAAGCAATACAATTAAGCCAAATTCATTGTAATCATGCCAGCCGCTTCGGGGCGCAAGCCCTTATGACCAATTGCATATTTTGCAACGATCATGTCTGACTGGTATTCTGTACGTCTAGCTGTTTCGATACCAAGACTCTTGAGCATCAATGTACCTACAGCAGTTCTGTGACAACACAAGGCTACGCAAGTATCCACATAAGCCGCAGGGAATACATGACCTGTACCCTGTATAACGTCTGTTGCGTCTGCTCCACCAATAGTCAGACCCGGACAACAAATTACGTCCCAGCCGGAAATACGATTAACGCGGCCTTCCTGTATTGTGCCAGCACCACCATTATAATCAGCGTTAATAACAATCTTAGCCGCAACCAAAGAAGCCGCAACGTCAGGACGCACATATGCAGTTCTATCCATTTCAGGTACAAAGTTCATATCAAATTCATATTGCATCTGAAGAAGAGCCTCCATGTACTGAGCACCTTTTGCCTCGGATACCTTAGACGAGTTCAAGGCATTAGTTAGCACAATGATAGGAGACTTGCCAAGGCCCGGAATGTTTTCCTGCTGAGCAACTACTAGCTTAGCCAATTCAGCAAATACGGAACCATCAGCGGCAAGAGCCAATGCTTCGCCTAGCTGAGTTGTATATTCACCACGCACCTGAAAGTGGGAAAGAGCATCGTCAATATCACTAATCATACAATCTGCTACGAGCAAGCCATCAATCTGAATAATAACTTCATTGGAAAGAATCTTATCACGGTTCTTGTCAAGGCTATCCCCGGACGCAAGATAACGTGCTTTTGTGCGACCAAGTACAGGGAAACTTGCAGACTTACCATTCTCGATGTTTCTTGTCATATGGCGGCCTGTAGTCTTAGAGGCTCTTGAGAAAGCCGCAAGGACTTCTCCACCAAAGCGCTTTAGGTATAGAGCAAGGGCATCTCCAGCACCTAAAACCTGCCCGGGCTGGTCTACTACTACAGGATCACCTACTGCGAATAACTGTTGGTCAAACTTAAAATCCATCGAATCCATAATTTACAAAACTCCTCTTTAAAATATAATAGTCATAGTTTAACGACCTTGCCAAGTCATTTGATCTAAAGGTTACTTAAAATGCTGTAGCTTCTACACGAGCCTCAACGCTTCTACGATAGGCTGTATCTGAACGATACTTAGGGTCATTAATGGCATCAATCATAGCCTTCTGTGTAGCAAACGGCTGATTTCCTACTGCCTGTGGTGCTCCTGTAGCGGTTCCTAAAAGTGAAGGATTGTTGCTACCTAAGCGGCTGGTCATACGTGACTTTGCATTCGTAAGCATAGACTCAATAACCACAAGGTTTCCTGAATTGATTGCCTGATTATATGCCTGTACGTATTTATCTCCCATGGCTTTAATTTCCGAAGTAGCTTTTGTATAGGCTTCTTGACCACCTGCAATATTAATGACAGACGTGTGATACTGTTCTGCTGTAGCCTGAAGTCCTGTGATGTAAGCGTCAACAACCTGCTTAGGATATCCAGCTTTTTCAAGGCTTGCCAATGACTCAGGTGTAAACGAACCATTAGATAAGAACTCATTTTCAAGAGTCTTAAAGTCTACACCTTTTGCCGTAAGATCATTTTCGATAACTGTTGCAGTTTCATTTGCCTTAGCAATTTCCTGCGCTACACCTTCAGACTTTTCTTCAGTAGTCTTATCCCCTGTAGGTGTCTCATCACCTTTTTTAACATCTGCTTTCGTTTCTTCTTGAGTAGTAACTTCAGGCGGCAAAGTGACTCCTTCAGGTACCTTAACTTCCTTACCATCAACTTTGATATTGATAGTTGCTTCTGATTCCTTTTCTTCTAAAGGCTGTCCTACCTGAATAGTTTGACCGCCATTTGTTTGAATTGTTACCTGCTGAGCGTCTTCTGCTGTGCTCATGATAGCACCTGTGCCGTAAAAGTCTTCTGCTGTTCCTGCCATTATTAAAAACTCCTCTTATAATTTATTGTTGTTGCTGTTGACCTGACTGCTTCGCGGCTTCTTGAGCCACTCCCGGCGCAACGTTCTGTGCCATTTGCATTTGCTGTTGGTATTGCTGTTCTTGCTGTACTTCCTGTTCAGTCTTAATAAGACCGCTCAAATCAATACTCAAGGCTGTGCCTACCTGCTGGAATAGACCACCAAGTTTAAGATATTGTATTGCCTCCGGTATATTCTGTAGATACTGAAGAAGTTGATTAAGATTATTTAAGTCCTGTCCTCTGCCTAAGGCTTCAACTCCAGTAATAATAGTAGGCTCTATAGTTCCCTTAGGTAACTCAGGCATACTGCCGTTACGCTCCATTTGAACCATTACACACTGTACTATAGGTAACTGAAGTTCTTGCGCTAGGAGGGCATACAGGCCACCTAGAGTCTGCTCAAGTTCTCCTGCAACAACCCTTATCTCCTCTGCGGTAACTCGCTCAGCCTGACGTTGCACTGAAGAGTTCAAAAGGAATGCAAAGGATAGATCATTACGTAGGTCTTGTCGTACCAAGTTAGCTGTTTGAAAGTCCTGATTCTTATCTAGCTGAAGAGTCTGAATATCATCTTGTCTACCTGCAACGAAGTCTCCTGTCTTAGCTTTTGCTACTGTTCGAACCCTCGTCATACCTGCTGGATTGACTAAGTGAATTATTCTTCCTGCTACTGCCGCATATCCCATAATATCTTTCTGAAGAGCCTCAAGTCCCTCTAAGTCTCCTAAGTATTCTTCACAGTAACTTCTACCATAGTTTTCGCCTTCTACCTTGACGAGCCGGGCGGCTATCCAAGGACAAGAGTCTACAGGATAAGTTTGCTGGCTTCCATTTATAATGTTTCCTTCACATTCCTGATAGCTAAGAAACTCATCATCCTCAAGATACACATGAGTATAGACCTCTATTTTATCCTGAGGTTTCCTTACTTGCGTTGAGGATAATTGATTCTTAAGATCAGTTGGCATTCCAGCAAATGTGAAATTATCTAAGGCAACAATATTATAAACTGTACCTAGACCATCACGCTCTACAACATAGTTGCGGAGTTTGTAGGCTTTAATACCTCCTTCTTTAGGTGGCTGATAATACAATACATTTCCGGCAACTAATAGCTGTTTTGTGCCTTCAGACAAGGTAGCCCGATACTGTTTAGCATTCATATACTTCATCATTTTTATTTCTAATTGTGATAATTGATATTGAACTGCGTCTAGGATACCGCTTGACTCACCTTGTTGCTTAGCTATAGTATTCTTTTCGTCCTGAGAAATATCGAGGCGCATAAAAGGCATATTAGGAGGCATTAAGGTCAACATAATTTTAGCCGTTAAGTTATTGACTCCTCTCGCCCCTAAGGACTGTTGAGGGGTAACAAAGCTACTAGAGCCTGAAGAGGACGTGCTGGGAAATAATGAAGGAATCGTTACGAGCGCACAACGTTCTGCACGTATACAATAAGGTTCCCTATCACTTTTGAGTCTATCATAGATACTTTTGGCGGTTTCCACATTTTGATTTGAAGTCGCTTTTGATTTATTCGTAATTTTACCTCCTTCCTTCTACAAGGTTTTATTACATATTCGTTCCAGTGCCACCACTTGTGGATTGAATTGTAAGACTCTTCTTTCCAGCGGCCTTCTTCTTTAAAAGATCAGAATTAGACGAAGCTGTAGTGTCTGCTGTAGGTGTAGCGGCCTCTGTAGGTGCGCTTGCGGCTGGTGTAGGGGCTACATAAGTAGAACCTGAACCTGAATCCGTATTCGCTCCAAAAAGGGAACCTACGGCACCTGTAATACTACTAATTATTTTTCCCATTATTTGATTATACTCCCTTCTTACAATAACAAACTATTCTTACTATAACTTGACGGACTAACCTTTTTAGTGTAGGCCGCATCAATCATTACTGAATTTTTTCCATTGGCATCTGTAGAGGTACTTGGACTACCACCTAAGACAGGTGCTTCAGGGTCTTCACTCTTCGCTTCAGGTAAAATATCACGAGCACTAATTCCATTGTTGTTGTAACCTGAAGAATCATTTGAGCCAAATAAACTGCTAATTACCTTTCCCATTTAAACTACTCCTTCAGTCCTTCATCACGTGACCAATAACGCAAATCATTAATAACCTGTTGGATACCCTTAACATACCCTGAGTATTCATTAGGTGTGAGTTTATTGTAGGTAGCATTATTAATGATAGTCTGTGGTGTATAATGTTTTATTACGTCTTCAACAAGACTCTCTGCCACAAAAGGTATATCCTCCATATCAATGCACCACCTTTATAAAATTCTGTCGTACAAGGTCAAACTTACCGTGCTTCATATACATATTCTCAATCATTTTAGGCTGAGTTCCCAAGAAGTTTCCACTTGAGATAACCTTGCAATTCGTTTCCTTAGCGACTCTGTCTAGGTACCTCAAGGCTATTCTCCCGAATCCTGAGCAATTACCTACAACGAACTCTTCAACTAAACAAACACTCTTCTGCGCCCACCACATTTCTGCAAAAGATGAACCAACAGTGCCAATAAAGTTTCCTTCAGCGTCTTCAAAGCTAGTTATTCTTCCGTGACAGTACACCTTGTATAAGTAGTCTCTTAAATAACAAAGATTAACTATACCACTCAAAGGTGAACCTTCAGCTATCATGAGGTCTACCTGCTTTTCAATTAGCTTCGCGGTATCCTCAAGGTACTTAATACTATTTACTTCTTCAACTTCTTTGGTTTCCATAATTTCACCTTACCAGTCTTGAGGTTATATTCCCCATATCGTAAAATTCTTGCTACCTGAGCCATTAACAAGGCATCTTTATCTGTCTTCTTACATTTCTCAAAGGTAGCAACTACAGTTTCCCAAGTAGGTTCCTTGAGAATAACCTCGGCCTTCTTTGGGCCAATCCCAGGGCATCCCGGGTAGTTGTCGCAAGAGTCTCCTATCAGTGTTTGATAAAGGTGCCAATAGTCAGCCTCTTCTTCACTGATCGTTAATAGTTTCTTGTGACCATAATTATAAAATTTACCGGGAATCGTTTTGAAGTCTTTATCCTTTGAGATAATAACTGCATTGGCTCCCGGTGTTGTCGATAGTATTCCCAGCGTATCGTCTGCCTCGAGGTTAGCATAAGTAGCACAAGTGTACGTCTTATTGCACCATTCAACGAGGTCTTGATAACAGAGAGGCTTACGCTTCCCTATCCTATTTGCTTTATAAAGCGGATACAGCCTTTTCCTGAATATATTAGGGGAACTAAAGACACAAACTATTTCATAAGCCCCTTTGTGCTTTAAGGCACTCAAGGTATTATTTACAACATTCTGTACATCATCATCAAAATGAGAGCGGCATTCGCCTTCTTGACTATAAATGGTATGCAACCCATCTCCCCAATCAATCTCTTCTTCACTTTTTGCCGTTGCATTATAGGCAAACATATCCCCATCAAGAAGAAGTTTTAGCATGAGGTTCAACTCCCTTTGAGGTTCCTATGAGCGCCATTCCGGACGCTGTAATGCGCCAAAAGTTTGTAGGCCTCTCAGCCTGAAGTACAGTGATGTGACCTCTACTAGCCGCCTCGCCAACTTCTCGCGCCCATTTGCGGCTGAAGTCTGACTGAAGAGCCTTAGGTTTATTCTGAACGCTTCTTAACATAATTAAATACTCATCCATAAATAATCTTCATCCTCCTCCTGTAACTCGGGGTTTTCCTTAAGCATCTGCTGATAGGCAATACTATATCCTTCCCAATTATCCACACCAGCTGAATAAAGGTATCTAAAGAATCTCAAGTCTGCATATTCCCGTACAGTTATTTGATTTTTCTTCAGTGCCTCAAGTTCCCCCATAGTAATACTTACAGGATAGGAACTCCAATCTGCAACTTTATTTTTATCCATTAGTTTTCACCTTTCTTTCATAGAGAATTTTTTCAGTATAATTTCCATGGAAGGGCTGACTGTAGCGTGTCTTCATAGCTTTCGCCTGACTAAGCCTATCGAACATATGCCTTCCTACAATGTAAACTTCACCTTCATACTTCATAACATCTTATTCTCCCTTCATCAACATTGAGGTCAACATCTGAGTCTCCCTTGTCGAAGCGTATACATTTAAAACGCGGCTGAGTAAGTACACCTTTAGGACTCTTGTTCATTGCCTCAACTTCAACTATTTTACCTACAATGTTTTCCTTGTTGAGCCACCATAAGTCACGTTCAGCATTACACATGCCTGAAATATCAATAGTCTTATCATTAAACCACTCAACACGCAAGGCACCTACAGTACCCTTAAACTTTCCTTTACCTTCTACAACATCAAGTACTCGTAAATCAAAACTTAAGGTACCCTTCAATTTAATCTTAGCTAACCCTCTGTATCCTTTAAACATATAAGGGCTTGCAGAGGCCGTTAAGACTACACCTTCACCACCAATTTCAAGGATATTCTTACACATTTCCTTTGCCGCCTCAAGTGAAGGACAATATTTCTGTTCAACAACTTCAAAATGATCTACATCGTGAAGTAAGCATACTCTGGAATATCGCATAGCGAAGGGAGTAGTCTTCAGCCCACAAAATTCACTATACAACAAAAAATCGTGCACATAGGCAACTATTTCAGGGGCTTGCTTAGAACCTCTACAGGCTCCTGAGATTTTATTTAGTTTTTCGAAGGTTACTGAAGTTTCCGTTTCGCCTTCCAAGAGTACTTGAGGTTTCTCTATCATAGCCTCAAAAATCATTATCGTATCAGTTGCCATTATCTTATCGCATGCCTGTTCGATATGCTTCATAGAGGTATATCTTTCGCCTGTGCGGCTACCTATTTCAACAAGACCTCTACGTACCTTATGCGCAATACAGAATATTCCATCGTACTTCCGGGATATCCAATAAGGAAACTTCAAATCCTTATTTTCTTTCTTTGATAAATTCTTAAGGTCTTTGCATAACATTACAAAATGATCTTCGTCAGCGCCCACTCTTTCAAACAACTGTATCTTATCTGTGCTCACTATAAACTACTTCCCTTCTCCATTTTATTTTCTTGTCTGTTGTGAGTTACAATTAATCACCTAAGCACAAGTACAAGATAAATATACCCATTACGATATAACTAACTTCTACCATAGTAAACCTCCTTAGTGGCAATCCTTCCAATTCTTCCCTATCTTGCCTTCAGTATCCAGTTGAACTCTAAAGTTAAAATGCTTCTGTGTACGTCTCATTGCCTCTTGAGCAACCTTGACAATTAGCTCAGCATTTTCTTTAGTCTTAACTCCGGCCTGAAATTCATCCCTACTGTATTCTCTAGTTACCTAGAGTGCCGGACTATCTCATTAGAGTATGTGGCCTACTCTACTAGGTGCTTCGGCATACAGAGGGAGTCTCACCCTCCAGCCTACTTCTTTCGAATAGTCTCTACACCTTCCATTCTCTAACCCATCTACAAGCGGCAGAGAACGTCACATTAAAGTGCTGTCCTAAAGCAGTTCCAGTACATTTTGTTTCTAACCAATAACTATAGGCTTGCGCCTTACGGTTACTATATCTTTCCTTATTGGTTATAATAGCATGTTCAGTTCCCTCTAGTATTCTTAAGTGTTTTATGTTACAACAGGCGCGGTTCTTACATAAGTGATCTACCTCATAACCTTCAGGTATCTCTCCATATGTTCTTATCCATACAGCTCTGTGAAACATAATTAAACCTAAGAGTGGTACCTTCTTTCGAAAATAACCATCAGCATTCAAACAGTGTGACGTAGGAATTACGCAACCTTCTTTAGTTAATTCTAACTTGAGAGGCTTTCCACGCATAATAACCTATACCTCGGCTCGGGATTGACCTATAAGGCTTTCCCCGAATTCTCCTAGTTTAACGTGCACAATGTAATTTATGCACCCATGCCATAAAGGCAAAATCTCCCTCCCAACCGTGTTTAAGACCATGTTCTTCTACAAGCATCCGTTCGGTTTCCACTATCCAATACTTGCAAAGGATAGCACCACAAGATTGCAAGAGAGAGTTAAGAGCCGCGTGAACATAACGTATAGGAATCTTGCGACCATCAAGGCCTTTAAGCCACTTTCTGCGCCACTTCTTTACACGTCCTCTAAATTTAGTCTCAACAAGCTGGTCTTCAATAGCCTTACGCAATAATGCAATACCGGGAGTCTTTTCTAAAAAACGCTTCTTTAAGGCTTTTCCGTGACTAGCAGAGCCATTAACAATTTTTCCAATTTTTGCATCTCCAGCGCCATACAAGAAAGCATATATAAATGTCTTAGCTTGTCCGCGCTCAGGCAATCCAGCGGCCTCCTGATTGGCTGTGTGAATATCTCCATTGAGGATAATATCCGCATACTCTCCATTATCATAAGGATACATATAATGAGCCAAGCAACGTAACTCAAGGCCGCATGCATCAACACCTACCTGATACCAGCCGGGAGGTGCCTCAAAGAGTTCTCTGCATTCCGGCCCATACTCGCTATCAACTGCTGGTATCTGCCCCATGTTAGGGCTACTGTGGGAGGCTCTTGAGGTAACACAACCCATAGGATTGACGGAACCATGCATAAAGCCATCCTCTTTGACGCATTTTAGCCAAGCATATTTCCCATCTGCAAGCTGTCCTAAGCGTTTTCCTAGCATGAAGTACAATTCAGAGTGTTCTGCTAAAGGTAAAATCTCAGGTGGCGCTGTAGGGTCTGAACGTATAGCCTTAAAGGTTTCTTCATCAATCTTTAAAGGGTACTTGCCTTTAATACACCTTGAGAGAATTTCATCATTATCATACTTCTTTTTATCATCGTCAGGGATATTGTAAAGTTCGATATTGTCAGGGTGAAAGTTAAAATATTGTGTTATTATCCATCCAAACTGCTGGCGAGAATTAGGATTGAACTCTTTAAAACGTTTTACAGGCACACCTTTAACATAGCCTAGACGCTTATTATCACGTTTAGGAATGAAGTCAGGTGCCGGAATAGGTGGAACAACCTTTTCAATCTGCTGGCGGGCAACCTCTGCTCTCGCTCTTAAGACTATCTCTAATTCTTCTGCCTTTTTCTTGTTGAAATGAAAACCGTTGCGTTCCTGCTGGGACATTAGCCATGCTACATCGTGTTCCAATACAATAGCTTCTTCTGAGTATCCTGCGGCTATCAAGTGTTTGATTAAAGCGGTACCTACAACAACGTCCTGCTCATTGTAATTTAACATAGTAGGTGTAAAGGTAGCCCACTTGTCAACTCCTTCTTCATCCTCTTCTACCCCGAACTCATCCTTGAGGACATTCAAGCGATACCCATAGCCTTGAGTGAGTGTCTGCCCAGTAATTTCCCCGGCAATTTTTTCTGCATTACTAAGGGAATATCCACCTGTTTCATATTAGGATAAATTAAGCGGCCTAAAACAAGAGAGTCTAAAACATACTTTCGCCATTTCCTTTGCATTTTGAACTTAGTAACCTTTTCGAAAGCCGGAATATCATAATTAATAATATTGTGACCACTAATAACCTCGCCTCTTGCCAAAGCCTTCTCTAACCTATCCACTCCCTTAAGTACCGTTGAAGGATTGTACCGGGTGCGTTCTTCCTTATCATCAACGGTACCTATTACCATACAATGAATTTTCGAGATAGTATCTAAGAGGCCGTTTGACTCAAGGTCAAAATTAAGCATTCTTAACTTCTTCTTCAATAATATTCATTTCATTTTCCATCCGGTTAGCAAGATATTCAAGATCGATCTTAGCGGCTGTACGCGCCTTCAGTTCACTCTCAAGGAACTCCTTGTGTGCTGTCTGAAGATTAAGTACATGATTGCCAGCCAAAGACTTCAGGAGGTCTTTTGCCATATTATACGTAATCTGAAGTTTATCCGTTAGGTACCTAAGGATCTTGCAAAGTAGATTTATGCCTACATCTAATTTATCACTCAAGTAATCATGAAGGGATACTGTTTGATTCAAGCGTTTAGAGTACGTAGATACCTTCTTATTGATCTGTTCAATTGTTTTCATTAACTGTGATCTCCTCTTTTTGTATTTTCATAATGTAGCATCTTTATGAACTGACCGTCTTCATTGCCTATATTCCAATAGATAGGCAAATCGGAACGCTCAAGTAAACCTTCAATATCCTTTTCGGCTTCATTTAGCATGGACTTGCAAACAGTTTCATGTTTAACACTATCTCTTTTCATTACAGCCTTAATACGCAAGTCTTCAGGTCTTTGAATACCAATCATAAAGAAGCCACGATCTTTCAGATACGTAAATTCTTCCTTCCGGCGGCAGTCTGTAATGATAACATACGGAAATAGACTTGCTTTTTGCATTGCCAGTTCTAGCCAATAAGGCGATATTCCGTATACGTTTAAGGTTTCACCTATATACTGCAAGGCTTTTCTATCCTTTTTGCCTTCTATAGGCATCTGTTGAACTGTTTGCACCATTTCTAAAGCTAAGGTTCCCCCTACCTGAGCCGCTAAGATTGAGTAAGCCATATTCTCATAACCCTCACGAATTAGTTGGGCTATCTTTTTAATAGGGTCTGATAAGGCTACCCTCTGATAGCCCAAAAGGGCGGCAAGGTAGTCTTTACCTGCTCCCATCTGACCTATTAGGGCAATCTTAGGAATATTCTTGAATTGATATAACATTAAAAATCTCCCTTCTTTTCTTCTTTAGGCTTTTCTATTTTGAACCCATAGGAGGCCGCCAGTTCTTCTTCAGTCTGTTCAATGAATGCCTCTACATCGTCTATAGGTGTAAAGGTATTTGTTTTCTTGTCATACCAAAGATAGCCGCCAACCCCTGTATCGCCTGTGTAGCGACACTTTAAGACTCTTACACGAATGATATTTTTCTCTATAGCCGATTCTGCCTGTTGGTTTCGCTCAAGGGCTAGAATAGTAAAGCTTAATTGCTTGAGTGCTCCTGAACCTCGTAAATCATCAAGGCTTATCTTTCCACCTTCTTCATGACTCTTTCCCTTAGCGTCCGCTTTACGCAGATGAGAGATTGCAATTATACCTACACCAGTTTCTTGAGTTAAGGCGGCAAGTTTTGTCATTAAATTATCAATAATGCGCCTTTCATTCTCGCCCTCTAGGCCACTTATGGCTATCGAGATGTGGTCAAGAATTACAAACTTGCATCCTTCTGCAACCGCAAGATATCTAATCTGCGAGATAAGGTTATCCCCTTCAATACTGCCAAAGTGGTCATACATAACAAAGTTGCCACTATCAAAAGTCTCTGCAAATATCTGCTTTCTATCATCTACAGACAAATTCTCACCTGTAATATGGAGGGGCTGGTGAGCGGTACACGACATTAAGCCTTGAGCGGTTCGAGCAGGAGACTCCTCAAGGAATACACAACCTACCTTTATATTCTTTTGTGTACCAAAGAAGTGACCGATTGCCCTACAGAAAGTAGTCTTACCTATTCCGCTCCCTGCTGTAACCATTGTTAACTCGGAAGTTCGAATACCCTTAATCATTTCATTTGCTGGAATATTCCAAGGTAATGGTATACCCTCTTCATTAGTCAATAGCTTTTCAGTGGCTTCAAATAAATCCTTACCCTGTACGATACCATCAGGTCGATAAGTTTCAGCGTTCCATACTGCTCTGAGAAGTTCTTCCACTCGTCCAGCCTTCAGCATTTCGTTGGCATCTTTTAAGGGAATTGTAGCCTCCTTGAGTTTTCCCGGGGAAAGCAGTCCTTGCACACTTTTCGTAGCCTCGCGGCCTGGTTCATCCATATCAAACATAGTTATGACCTCATCAAAAGACTCTAACCATGCCAATTGGGCTGAAAATACCTTCTTAGCACCTTGAGAACCCTTTGGTATGCTAACTACAGGATACTTATTTCCCTGTGCCTGAGAGAGGCTGAGGGCATCTATTTCGCCTTCTACTACAACTAGCTTTTTGCCTCCATGAAATAAATTTTGCCCAAAAAAGATATCCGGCATCTTCCCAAATGTCATAAAACTTTTGTCAGCCCACCGAACCTTTTGGGCTACTACAGTACCTTCATGTACATAATTGGCTACCTGTACACTTTCGTCTTTAACACGTGACATATAATAACCATATTTTGCGCAAGTTTCCCTTGTAATACCTCGTGCCTTTAAAGGCTGAAGCACAAGAGAGGCTTGCGGTATTACATTAGATACTTTGTGTCTTTTTGTTACCATGCTTTCTACACCTGATCTCCCTTTAGTAACCTTTTGGCACACAAAGCAATAGGTGTGACCATCTGAATAAAGGCAAGCACCATCAGAACTGCCGCAAGACTCACAAGGAATATGCATTTCCATTATTTCTGAGTCATTAAACGTTTCCATACTTCTAAATCCCCTTTTTCTAATGCTTTAACATCCTCATAAGTTCCTTTGATATCACTTAGTATATCCATCAAGGAAACTATCTGAGAGGTAGTATTAAGGGATTCTCCGTCAATGTCTGCCACAATAATTATAGCGTCCTCTTCAGGATTCAGAAGTGTATCTCCTATTTGATTTATGGGGCGGCCTTCTTCCACTAGCCCATAAGCATGTACAAGGAAATGAAAAGGAACCGTGAAGGCTCCCCTCTGTCTCGCTTGAGTAAACATTTCAGTCACTGAAAGGCCGCCTGTATCAACGTTAAATACTATTGCTCTGTGTGTCTGTTTGCGTTGTCGCATTTTTAAATTTCTAACTGCTCTTTTCATGCTTCCTTCCGTTTCTCCAATTTAGTAGGCTTAGGAATCAAGCCCTCAGTCGTTTTTCTTTTTTCCTTAAACCATTCGGCCGGAATCAGTTTCTTTGCATACTTATAGCCATGCTTCTTACACCATATCGCATAAGTAGTAGGTGAACCTTTATATAGCTTTTGATTAGGATTGCTGAATACAAATCTAATATCAAGCTGAGGATATTGAGCCTTAATCAGTAAGTGCTTTTTACGGTCACTTACTTCAAAGAGGCCTTTTCCCTCAATAATGATACCATTTTTCAGCACGAAGTCAGGCCAATATTTATGATCTGAAGCTGGAATGATATAAGACACACTCGCTTTTTCATATAAATACTCTATACCTGCGTCTTCTAGCTGTTTAGCAATCTTCTCCTCAAGCCCTGACCGGAAGGCATCAACTGAGCAATCACTCCAGCCGCCTTGCCTTGAGAATTTCTTCATATGTGATTAAACCTATTTTCCCCCTTGTTTAAAAGTCCTCATCTTTCGGAACTGGTGCCTGATTGTCTTCAGTAGCAAACGGATTTACCTGAGACTCTTCTACTGTATCAGCAGTAAAGCCTTCTTCGCTACCAAAGCCAAACTTTGCCGCGTCTGGTGCGTCCGGCTGATATACTTTAAGGTCAAGAACCTGAATAGCCTCTAGCCATAAAGCTGTACCATACCGTTCTGAATTTTGGCACTTCGGGGCTACACTGAAGCACACCTTGCCAATCGAACCGTTACCAATAGGGCCGCTGTAAGGTTTGCCTTTAGCGTCCAATACCGGAACTACTTTAGCCTGTTCTTCACCATTCTTATTTTTCCATGTAGAAGTTGTTGTAAATTTAAAAGATAAATCTCCTGTGTTCGGATTTTCAGATTCTCCAAAGTTAGGGAGTGAGTTGCGTTTACGCTTTAGGTTCTTAAGACTATCGTCAGACTTGCAGTAATCTTTATAGATACCTTCTAACTTCTCGAGCAATGCATTCGTTTCTTTAATATCCGTAAAGGCACCGCGAACGCTGAATTTTCCTGTAGGTTTACCCTGCCATTCCTCTTCCTGCTGAATGCAAGCCCATGAAAGAACCATAGGGTTAGAAGTTATTTGAGGATATTTATTACTTTTTGCCATAATTACTTTGCATCTCCTTCCAAGAATACATAAGTTCCGATAACTGTTCCCTGTTTCCAGTGAACCGCTGTGTTTCCTGCATTGTTAATCTTTAATGTAACAGGGCCTTCCTGTGTGATAATTGTTTCTCCTACAATATTAAGCCGTGCATTCGCTGTGGCTTCTTTCGTAAGACCAATGATACAAGCCGTCTTTAAGGCTTTTCCTTTAGGAACTACAAGATCTGTTTCGACTTCCGTTGCTACCATACGAAGTTTACCGGGAGACATAACCGTATAATTCCGTGCCTTAAAGGTACCTGTAGTCATTTTAATGAATACTTTAGGTTCTTCTTTAGATTCTTCAGCACCTATGAATAGTTCCTGAACGTCCTCTGCTGGTGGCATGGCTACCTCAGCGGCCTTGCTGATGCTGATGCTTTTTGCTTTTGTCATTTTCAAATTACCTCCAATATTTTATTTGTGTTGCGCTTATTATTAATTCGAGGCTCTTTCCTACTGTTACAACCAAGCCAGCTAGGATTTTCTCGTCTGTTGTGAGTTACAATTAGACTTTGTAATAATAACTAATTAATAAAAGGTATCCTTTAGGCCACTTAAGGAACTCTTAAGCAACTTAACGGATACCTTTAGGTACACTTTAGGATTCCTTTAGGATACCTTTAGGTATAGTCCTTTAGGTATACTTTACCCTCTGTGAGTTACAATAAGGAATCGGTCAGGCAAACATGTATTTACTTTGTAATACTTTATCAATCTGAAGGGAACCTTTCTGCGGCATAGCATTCATTAACTTCTCATACTTCTTTGGTTTTAATTCCACAACGGAAAGTATCTCTTCGGCGAAGGTTTTCATCACATCGTTTTCGCTGTACATCTTATAGAAGGTTTCGCGCACTGCATGAAATAAATCTTGTGCTTGACTTGCTGGTGCTCCGTATGAGTCGTGAATAAGCGCAAAGTGTTTTATATTATAGTCGCGTTTAGAGTGTAAGACTGTCATTTGTAGATGGCAAGCGTCCATGCTGTGAATGAAGTTAGGTGCTATACCTGTACGTTGCCGCCTAGCGTCAATATCTGCTTTAGTCTGTGGAATGTGTGCAAATCTGAAGGTCGAACCATACAGCCTAAGTTGTATTCTATTGACTATAACGATATTATAACTTTGAAGTAATGGAAGTCCAATTGGTGTAGTCCAAACAACTGGATAGCCTTTTTTAGCTACAATAGAAGCTAAGTCCTGCAAGTATGTCATACCCTCAACGGCGGCAACTACTGTTGTCTGTACAGCGCCCCAAATTTCATGAGCCAAATAGGCCGCATATTGTGTTTTGTGTGTGTCCATTTCTGTATGACCTTCAGCAATATCAGGTGCAATAGTGTCTTCTAATATTTGTCCTTTGAAGCCATATTCCTTGCTACCATAAGCAAGTGTCATTACACATCTTTTAGTTACTGACCGATTAACGCCACGTGCTAACCATGCTTGAGCCATAATTTGAGTACCCAGCTTGACTCCCTTCCCTCCATCCTCATACGTACGTTCTTCGCTTGAGGTTCCGTTCTGAGCGTCTTTTTCTAGTTGCTCTACCACTTTATTGGCTACCAGTTTATAAATGTCGTGAGGGCTATTGTCAGGCACTAGATTTACAGCCGCCCCACCTACAGAATCTCTAAGGATAGCAGAGTAATGCTGAAGGCCACTACATGTACCATCAAAAGCTATGGGAATGCGTGAGATAAAGCCTACAGGACTGCCGTTGTGTTCCTTCTCGTATCTTTTCCAGTTGCGCCATTCAAAGCAAAAAGCTAGAAATTGAAAACTAGAATCATCTTGAGTTTCCCAAAAGCGATAAGTTAAAGGGTCTTTAGCACACGCGAGTATTTCTTCTTCGTTGTCTTCTACCCATTTGACACGTTCTTCAAAAGACACCTTATCGACACCTGCGCAATTTGCGCCATGAATAGCTAACCACGAGATATCTTGCATACTTTTACATGCTGGCACATCTGCAAACTCAAGCAAACCTTTATTGATATCATCAGACTGAGGACTAAACGTCGAAATAGGGTACACACGGCCTCTAAAGTCCATAGAGTAGGGGAAATATATCCTTGCATACTTTGCATACCTCTCAGCAGTTCTCATGTGAACTCCGTACCTATTTGCTTGACTGGCACGAATAACATCTTTTTTATACAAAATAAATTTCTTCTGCTTGTGTGCCTTTAGTTCTTCTTCAGTGTATGGCTCTATCAGGGGCGGCAGTTGTGGTAATGAGTCTGTATAAGGTATACCTGCACGGCCTCCTCCGCTATTGTAAATAGACTGTAGAGTTTTTAAGACATGCCTATTAATGCGCCATGGGGTTTCCTGAATGGTGTTGATTGCTTCAAATACATCTGATAAGTCAGTCTGTCGTAATCGTGCCTTATAGCCTTCTTGTGTTTCCTTATCCACTGTGCGCCTATAGCGAATTAGACTATGCTGTCCGGCGAGTGTACCATAATAGCCCCCTGCGTCTATAGACTCCCATTGTTGAGGAGGTATGACCATGGGGCAAGTGCGTTGTGTACTGTCAATCATATGTTGACTGTTCAACTCCCACGCTCTCAAAAGCCACTCAGAGGGCTGAACGCTAGGCAGTATATCCGCACCTGAGTCAGGATTTATAGAAATAATTTCAAAGAATCCACTGCCTTTTATGACTGCCTCCACAAGATTATAAGTAAGCGTATACTTGCCTTTTTCAGGCCATTCTTTGTATACAAAATTGTGCTGATTTATAACATTACGTGCATAGGCTTCTTTATAGCGTCTATCTCCTCGTGTACTAATACCGGACTCCAGCCCCTTCAGGGTTTTATTAGGTATTGTCTTAATAAAAGCCTCAATGCGTGACTCTTGAAATATTTCAGGGAAAGTCTGTTCAACAATGGTATTAAGTTCCTTATGCTTGCTGTATACGGAGTCCATGAGTGACATAAGAGGCAGGAGGGTCAGCATGTTTAGCATATCTTCCACGCGCTCAACGCGGTTCCCCTCTGCGTCTAGGTAACTGTAAGAATCCTTTATAATGTCAAGAATTGCGTTGTGGGCTGGTCTTACTCCGCGCTTAGGTGCCATGGTGGAATTATACCAAGCCTCGACAGCCCTGTAAGAGTCCTCAAAACCATAAGATATTAGCTTTGAACCTAGTGGAACCTGTGAGGCAGAATCATTAGTCTTTGCCTTCTCTAACATCTGCCGCAAGGCCTCCTGCGCTTCATCCTTATAGAGCGACTCAAGACGTAGTTCTTCATCGTACATTTTCCCATAACGAACCTTTAGGGATTCAATTGTGTGCATAAATCAGGACTCCTCTGTAATATAATTTAATTTCCTGCTGGTAGACTGTCCAGCTTTGGACTGTCCTGTATGCTGTGCCCTATACCCCGAATGGTATAATTTAGGCTACCTCTCGCCTCCCCATCTTGAGCATATACACAACCTTCAGGACCTAAACAATCGCCTGAAGTGGAACGCAAGGGGCAGTATGTCTGTTTTGTGCAATGCTTACTCGTCATCGTTTTTGTCTCCTGTCCATTCAGCTTCCTGTATTTATCCTGTAAACGCTTATAGGTGCGCTTTAAGGTGACAATCTCATTGTCTAGTTTTTTCACAACCTTATGGGATTGTGAGTACTTAATCACCAGTCTAGCCAAATCAGCAGAGGCAGTCTTTAGAGCCTCCTCGGCACCTTCTCGCATCTCTTCGGTAGCCTTCATACGCTCTACTAGGGCATCATTGCGGTGCTCTCTTTCAAGTAGTAGTTGTGGAATTGTGTAGCTATTGGCAGGGATTGGTGCATCGAGTTCAGCCTTCCAGTTGCTAAAGTCTTCGAGTTCCTTTTCTGATAGTTTTTGGATTGGATAATCTGTAGTGCTTAAATCAATGACCTGTTGTGTTGCTTGCTTAAAAATAACCTTTTTGTGTTGTGCCGGGAAAGCTATAGACAAGAACTTTCGGCTACATAAGTCCACAACGTACGTATCACCTGTTATTTTGCTTGCTTTAATAAATGTCATAATTAATCATTCTCCTTTTTTTTACTTCCAGTCAATATCAATGTAGTTGCCTTCGTTAGTCACCTTGTAGCCATAACTACGCATTACCTGCATGTAGTCCTCACTCGCATACTCATTTGTAATTAAAGGGACGCAGACACTGTATAAGCCCTCTCCGGCTACCCTTTCAACTTCCTTTAGGTCGGACTCGAGGCGCGCTTCCGTTATTTGCTTTGCATTCATTTTGCGTATCGTTGATGTAATCTCATACGCCTGTTGTGCAGTCAATTTAAACATGGAAAATACCCTTCTTTCTTTTAATGCTTAATTCCATCCCTCAAACTTATAGGTCTCATCTGGCTTTACCTCCAAAGTCAAAAGATATACGACTGTAGCCCTGCTGTTCAGCGTACACGCGGCAACCAAACTCGTCAAGAGGTTTCTCAACGTCCTCAATGTCTATCCATGTGTTACCTTCTGCGTATGAGCGCCGAAAGACTGCCTTGCCTACCTGTGAACTCGTAAAAGGCCTGAGCACACACTGAAGGACTCGTTCGGGTTCCTTTGGGAGTGCCTTTACTCTATTTGTGGGCTGAAAGTTCCACTGCACACCACGCAGAAACATATCAATATCAGACTTTTTGGCTCCCCAAAGAACTTCCGCGCGGCCTCCCTCTGCTGAAGTTTCCGCGAGGAGGTAATGACCATTTTCCTTGCTTAATTCCATCCCTACTTTTTCAGCCCATAACTGAAGCGTCCTGTAATCTGCTGTTAATTTTGACATAATTATCATTCTCCTTTGTATTTTAGTAAATGTATGAGTAAGCATATTGGCAAAAATATCCATATAATAAATTCCCCTAAAGCAAACCAGCCACGAACGTCTATATTCCCCATGTGAAAACCTCTTCTCCTGCACGATTGTAGATGATACACTGCACATTAAATTTACCGTGGGAAGCACAATAAGTATTGAAAGCCTTATCTGCGTCGCTGAAGAATGTAAAGGCCTGAAGTATGACCTCATCACCATAATATAGCTTCGCAACCACAAGATATTGAGTGTCCTCCAGTTTTGCGTGGTGGGAAAATGAGCGAATAGCGAGGGTATCTAAAGGTCTGACTATACCAGCCCTAAGTAAATATTCAAAATCCACAATGGGAAAGTCACTCCACATTATGTATGTCTCATTTACAACCTGACCATTTTCTAAGACCAGTTCATTCTCTTCATGATTACAAGCTTTAGCTGTCCAAAGATAAATCATAGTTCAAGCACCACCTGACTAATCGGAACAATCTTTACATACCCTCGAGCGAGAAAGTTGTCGGCTACATCTCCAGCCCTTAGCGGCAACCCTGACCATGTAGCCTGATGATTTTCCTTTCGGCTCTCATTTGAGGGATTCGCAAGGTGGCGCTGTATCTGTTCAAAACGTTTCTGCGCTTTGGCAGTCCATACGAAGCGAGTAGGTTCATTTTTAGGGGAAGCCTCTTCATCCTTACATGAACCTGTAACGTCTGTTAATATGAGGTTTCCTGTAGCTGTTTCGTGGTACGTAATGTCAGCCTTACGTTTGCCTCCTCGGTAATTTGTTGTTTTGTA